CTGGAGACACCTGGGCGGGTGTCGGACGGGGCGGGCGGATATACCCAGACATGGACGGCTTTGGGCATCGTCTGGGCCGAAGTTCTGCCCCGGACGGGGCGCGAGGATAGCGCGGCGTCGCGGCTGAGTTTGAAAATCACCCTGCGTGCCGCGCCGCAGGGTGCGCCGTCGCGCCCCACGCCGCAACAGCGGTTCCGGGATGGCGCGCGGCTTTACCTGATTGAGGCGGTGACGGAGGCGGACCCCACGGGTCGCTTCCTGACCTGTTTTGCCATCGAGGAGACGGGCGCATGAGTTACGGAGCGACGGCGGCATTACAGCAGGCGGTGTTTGCGCGGCTGACATCGGACCCGCCGGTGACGGCGTTGGTGGGCAGTCACATCTATGACGCGCTGCCCGAAGGGCCGGTGCCGGAGATGTATCTGAGCATCGGGCCGGAGGCGGTGCGCGACAGATCGGACAAGACCGGATCGGGCGCGCTGCATGATTTTGCGGTGACGGTGATCAGCGATGCGGCGGGGTTCAGCACAGCCAAGCAGGTTGCGGCGGCGGCGTCAGATGCCCTGACTGGGGGCGGTATTGCCTTGAGCCGGGGTGTTCTGGTGAGCCTGAATTTCCTGCGTGCGCGTGCCCGCAGGGTTGGATCGGGGCGGCAGATCGAGATCTGGTTCCGCGCCCGCGTGGATGATGAAATTGCGTGAATTTACCGCGCAACCCACTGACATAATGGGAGACGATGATGACGGCGCAAAACGGTAAGGACCTGTTGGTCAAGGTGGACCTGGACGGTCAGGGGGTATTTCAGACGATGGCGGGCCTGCGGGCCACACGGCTGAGTTTCAACGCGGAATCGGTGGATGTGACCAGCCTGGAATCCACCGGTGGCTGGCGCGAGTTGCTGAAGGGCGCGGGCGTCAAATCGGCGGCGATTGCGGGGTCAGGCATTTTTCGGGATGCCAATACGGATGAGCGTGCGCGCCAGATCTTCTTTGACGGCGATGTGCCGGATTTTCAGGTGATCATCCCCGATTTTGGCACGGTGGAGGGGGCGTTTCAGATCACGTCCATCGAATATGCGGGCACCCATGATGGCGAGGCGACATACGAGATCGCCATGGCCAGTGCCGGTGTGCTGACCTTTACGGCGATGTGAGCTATGGCGAACCCCTACACGGGCGAAGTGGCGCTGACGCTGGATGGTGAGCGGCGGGTGGCCAAGTTGACGCTTGGGGTGCTGGCCGAGCTGGAGGCCCGGATGGAGGCCGACAGCCTGACCGATCTGGTGGCGCGCTTCGAGGGTGACCGGCTGCGCGCGCGCGATGTGCTGGCGTTGATCTGTGCCGGGTTGCGGGGGGGCGGCTGGGACGGCGATTTGCCTGATCTGCTGCGAGCGGAGATCGCCGGTGGACCGCTGGAGGCCGCGCGCGTCGCCGCACGGCTTTTGGCGCTGGCGTTCCAGCCGCCCCGATGAGCGGCGGTTTCGATTGGCCCGCGTTGATGCGGGCCGGGATGCAGGGGCTTGGCCTGCGACCCGACCGGTTCTGGGCGCTGACGCCTGCGGAACTGTTGCTGATGCTGGGCGAGGGGCATGGCCCCGCACCCATGGGACGGGCGGGGCTTGAGGCCCTGGCCGCCCGTTTCCCCGATGCAGGTGTAAAGGAGACCGGGCATGACCCAGATTGATGACGGGATCGACGGGCTGGAGGCGCAGCTTGCCGATCTGGAGACCACGCTTGGTAATGCAGCGGGGATGGCGGCGGCGTTCCAGACCGAGCTGCGCGGGATGCAGGACAGCCTGGTTTATACGGGCCGTGAGGTGCAGGGCATGAGCCGGGCCATCGGCGGTGGATTGCGCCGTGCCTTTGACGGGGCGATCTTTGACGGGATGCGCCTGTCGGATGCGTTGCGGACCGTGGCGCAAAGCATGATCGACGCGGCTTATAATACCGCGATGCGACCCGTGCAGAATGCCCTTGGGAGCGCATTATCAAGTGGGATCAACGGGTTGATGAGCAATCTTTTACCATTCGAGAAGGGCGGCGCGATTGCGCAAGGCCGGGTGATGCCCTTTGCCCGTGGCGGTGTGGTGAACGGCCCCACGACATTTCCGATGCGGGGTGGGACCGGGTTGATGGGCGAGGCGGGCCCCGAGGCGATCATGCCCTTGCGCCGTGGCCCGGATGGCAAGCTGGGCGTGGCGGCGGCGGGCGGCGGCGGCGTCACGATCAACATGAATATCCAGACGCCGGATGTGCAGGGGTTCCAGCGCAGCCAGAGCCAGATCGCCGCGCAGTTGAGCCGCGCGATGGCGCGCGGACAGCGCAACCGTTGAGGAAGGTAGGGACCAATGGGATTTCACGATATCAGGTTTCCGGCGAACTTGAGCTTTGGCTCAATCGGCGGGCCGGAGCGGCGCACCGATGTGGTGACGCTGACCAATGGCTATGAGGAGCGCAACACGCCCTGGCTGCATTCGCGCCGTCGCTATGACGCGGGGGTGGCGATGCGCAGTCTGGACGATATCGCCACGCTGATTGCGTTCTTCGAGGCGCGGCGCGGGCAGCTTTACGGGTTCCGCTGGAAGGATTGGGCGGATTACAAAAGCTGCGCGCCATCAGCGGAGATCGGGTTTCGGGATCAGCGGATCGGCACCGGCGACGGGGAGACGGTGACGTTTGCGCTGTCGAAGGTCTATCGTTCCGGGCTGCAGGATTATCAGCGCCCGATCAGCAAGCCCGTGGCAGGCACGGTCAGGGCGGGCATTTCGGTTGATGAACAGGTGGAAGGTGTGCATTTCAGCGTTGATGCGGCGCGGGGCACCATCACCTTCGACACGGCCCCTGAGGCGGGGGACGAGATTACCGCAGGCTTTGCGTTCGACGTGCCGGTGCGGTTCGGCACGGATGTGATCCAGACCAGCGTGGCGAGTTTTCAGGCAGGCGAAGTGCCCAATGTGCCGATCCTGGAGTTGCGGGTATGAGCGCGGTGGGCGCGCTTGACGCGCATCTGGCCACCGGGGCCACGGGTGTCGCGCGATGCTGGCGGCTGACGCAGCGTGACGGGGTAAGCCACGGCTTTACCGATCATGATTGCGATCTGGTGATCGACGGTGTGACGTTTCGGGCAGATACCGGTCTGACGGCGGCGGCGTTGAGCCAGACCACCGGTCTGGCCGTGGATAATACCGAGGCGATTGGTGCCCTGAGCGATGCGGCCATCACCGAGGCCGATATCATGGCGGGGCGCTATAACGGGGCGGAGGTTGAGGCCTGGCTGGTGCAATGGACCGCACCCCAGAACCGCGTATTGCAGTTTCGCGGATCCTTGGGGGAACTGACGCGGGCCAATGGCGCGTTTTCGGCAGAGCTGCGGGGATTGTCCGAACAGATGAACCAGCCGCATGGGCGGATTTATCAAAAGCAATGCAGCGCGGTGTTGGGCGATGCGGCTTGCGGGTTCGACCTGTCGGCGGCGGGGTATTTTGCGGAAGGCGCAGCCACGGTCGTTGAGAATGGGCGGGTCTTTGTCTTTGACGATTTGCCTGGGTTTGTGCCGCACTGGTTCGAGCGTGGGCGTCTGCGGGTGCTGACAGGCACCGCCGCCGGATTGTCGGGTGTGATCAAGATCGACCGGCTGGACCGGGGGCGGCGACGGGTGGAATTATGGGATGCGCTGCGTGCGGAGATCAGACCGGACGATCTGCTGCGGCTGGAGGCGGGATGCGACAAGCGGATGGAGACCTGTCGGTTCAAATTCGCCAATCTACTGAATTTTCAGGGGTTTCCCGATATTCCGGGGGATGACTGGCAGGTCAGCCATCCGTCGCGGGTATCGGCGCGGTCGGGTGGCAGCCGCAGATGAACGATGTTGTTGTGGCGGCGCGGGGCTGGCTGGGCACGCCCTATGTGCATCAGGCCAGTTGCCGGGGCGCGGGCTGCGATTGCCTAGGGCTGTTGCGCGGTGTGTGGCGCGATATTCACGGGCCGGAGCCGGAGCCTGTGCCCGCCTATAGCCCCGACTGGTCCGAGCCTGCGCGTGAAGAACGGCTGTGGGCGGCGGCGCTGCGGCATCTGACGCCTGTGTCGCCGGATATGGTCGCGCCGGGGCAGGTTCTGCTGTTTCGGATGCGGGATGGCATGGTTGCCAAGCATCTGGGATTGCAGGCCGAAATCGGCACCACCCCCAGTTTTATCCATGCCTATTCGGGGCATGGTGTCGTGGAAAGCGCACTGACCCCGCCTTGGGCGCGGCGGATTGTGGCGCGGTTCGCATTTCCCGAAAGGATCTGAAGTCATGGCAACGATTGTTCTGTCCGCAGTGGGTGCGGCGGTGGGGGGTATGGCCTCGGGCACCGTTCTGGGTTTGACGGGGGCCGTGATCGGGCGCGCGGTGGGGGCCACGATTGGCCGGGTCATCGACCAGCGGTTGCTGGGCAGCGGGTCGGAGGCTGTCGCGGTTGGGCGAGTTGACCGGTTTCGCATCACCGGCGCGGTCGAAGGCGCACCGATGGCGCAGGTCTTTGGCCGGATGCGTCTGGGCGGTCAGATCATCTGGGCCACGCAATTCGTGGAAAAGACCAGCACCAGCACCAGCGGCGGTGGCGGTGGCAAGGGGGCACCGCCGCGTCCGCAAACCACCAGCTATTCCTATTGCGTCAGTCTGGCTGTCGCGCTGTGCGAGGGTGAGATCGCGCGGGTGGGCCGGATCTGGGCCGACGGGATCGAGATGGACCGCGAGATGCTGAGTTATCGCGTCTATCGGGGCACGGCGGATCAGATGCCCGACCCGCTTCTGGAGGCGGTGGAAGGTGTGGGCGCGGTCCCCCCGTTTCGCGGGACGGCCTATGTGGTATTCGAGAATCTGGATCTGAGCGCGTTTGGCAACCGGGTGCCGCAGTTCGCGTTCGAGGTATTTCGCCGGGTGGCCCCCGCCCATCCGCTGGTGCCTGCGGCGTCAGAGGCGGTGACGGCGGTGGCGCTGATGCCGGGGACGGGGGAATATGCGCTGGCGACATCGGCGGTGCAGTTCGGCAACCGTTTCGGCAGT